TACTAGTGCAGCACAAGCTGATGGTGGCGGTATTACAGTAAAAGGCCCAACAGTTGCAGCTACGTTAACTTACACAAGTGCTGATGACCGCTGGAACTTAAACAAAGATTTAAATGTTACTAATGTTTATGCTGAGTTAGTTGGCAATGCTTCAACAGCAACCAAATGGAAAACAGCACGTAACTTGAGTTTAACAGGCGACGCAACAGCTACTTTAACAGCAGTTGATGGAAGTGCTGCAGTTAGTGCCGCAATTACATTGACAACAGTTAACTCTAATGTAGGTACATATGGTGATGCAATCACTGTGCCAACAATTACAGTTAACGGTAAAGGTTTAGTAACTTCTATTTTTCAGTCAGTGATACCAACTGCTACAACTTTAGTAAAAGGTTTGGCAAGTTTTGATGCAACCCAGTTTACACTTACTAACGGATCTGTATATTTAAGTGTTGTTGATGCTGGTACTTATTAATAAGGAAGCGTTATGACAACATTAACTGGACCAATTACTTCTGCTGTACAATATGATACAATTGCAACATATAATGGACAGTCCGATATAGTAGTAAATGGAGGAAACGGTGACGCAAGAATCAGTATTGCTAATGGTGTTATAACTATAACTAATCCTGGTACTAGCTATACAGCAGGTATTGTTACTATAGGTGGTGGTACTAGGATTGTTATTGCGGTTGACGCAAAACTAAAATTACAAGTTAGGCGAAGTGCTGTAGCTGGAAAAGTTCCTACAGCAGCAGATTTAGAAGACGGTGAGTTAGCTCTAAATACTGCAGACGGTATTCTTTACTATAAAAACAATCAGGGCAACATTTCTTCACTATCTAGCGGTGGTGGTGGAAGCACTGCTCTTACGGAACAAATAGCAACAGAAAAAGCTATTATTATGGCAATTGCATTGGGGTAACATATGGCAACAGTATTTGTAAACGCAATATCACGTGCCGTTGGAACTACCGAAGTAGTTAGTTTTACAGCACCAGAAAAATGCATTGTAATTGGTGGAAGTATCTCAAATTTAAAGAGTACAACCATTCCTTTTACATTAAAGATTCGTAGGGGATTGGAAGATACCTACATTCACAAAGATAAAAGAATTGATGCGGGCGATCCATACGAATTATCAAAAGGTAATAAGTTAGTTCTTGCCACAGGAGATAAATTAATTATCTCCGCCAAAGTAGATTCTAGCATTGATGCAGTCTTCTCAATATTACAAGGAGTCTCATAATGGGTGGGTTTTACGAAGGCACAGATTTAGCCGACAAAGTGTTATATGGGTTTCGTCTAGACCCCGACACAGGCAATCTAAACATTGAGATTTTAGACGGAGACACTCCAGTCTCACTACCACAAGATGGTACGATTGATAAGTATGACTACAAACAGTGGGTTTGGTCAAAAGATACTATTCAATTTGAATGGGGTAACAAAGGACACTTACTTATGAGGCTAATATAATATGAGTCAACTTATTGATCTAGGAAAATTACGCTTCCACTTTGCTGGTCAGTGGAGCAATGCCACTACATACGAATCTAATGATATCGTTAAGTATGGTGGTAACGTATATGTATATACATTTGCGTTAAAAACAGCTGGCGTACTGCCAACAGATACGGCTTATTGGGCCTTGATGGTCGAAGGTTTTAACTTTACCGGTACTTTTAGTACAGCTGGTAACTATAAGATTGGCGACGGAGTTGCGCACGGCGGTGTTGTATACGTTGCCGTCAAAGATTCCGTAAATATTACTCCTCCTAACGCTACGTACTGGTCTAGGTTCCTAGACGGTATTCAGTATGAGGGTGCATACTCTGCAACAACTTCTTATCAAAAGAATGACGTTGTTAAATACGGCGGATCTATTTTTGTTGCAAAACAAGATGGAACAAATAATTTACCTACAAATACTGTTTATTGGGATAAATTTGTAGAAGGTGTTAGCCCTAGCGGTATTTACAATGAAGCTACTGCATACAAACCAAATGACTTAGTTGCATACGGTGCTAACATTTATCGTGCTAAAACAGAGACTACTAACAATCCTCCGAGTAACACTGGTTACTGGGAACTGTATGTTGGTGGTATTAAGTTTAATGGTAACTATAGCGCAGTAACTGAATACTTTGTAAACGATATTGTTGTTTATGGTAATAACATTTATCGTTCAAAATTAACACAATCTAACACACTGCCTACAGTTGCCGCAAATTGGGAATTGTTAACAGCAGGTAATAGTTACAAAGGTAATTATGCTAACGCCACTGGATATTTCCAAGGCGATATTGTTAGTTATGGTGGTAATGTTTATATTTCACTTGGCGTAACAACTGGTAACTTACCTACTGATGCTACTAAGTGGCAAGTATATAGCTCAGGCTTTTCCTACCAAGGCAACTGGTCTAGCGCAACATCTTATAAAATTAATGAAGTTATTGGGTATGGTGGTTCACTATATCGCGCAAAATCAGATAACCAAAACGTTAACCCTACTGTTACAGCTACTTGGGATAAAATTGTTGCTGGATTTAAAGTTAGCGGTCCTTGGGCTACTACAACACAATACGCAACAGATGAAGTTGTTACCTATGGTGGTAATACTTATATCTCTATTTTACCACACGCTTCTACAGTATTTGCTACTGACTTAGCTGCTAACAAATGGCAGAAGTTTAACAGCGGTATTCGTTGGATGGGTCCTTGGGTAAGTACTACACAATACTACAAAGATGACGTTGTTAAGGCTGGTGCCTCTTCGTTTATTGCAAACGTAGATAGTTTAGGCGGAAGTAACCCAGCTGGCGGAACAAATGCAAATTGGAGCAGCTTTGCTACTGGCGCAGAAGGATTCTTGTCTAAAGATGGCGATGCAATGTTGGGTATGCTTACTTTGTTTGCAGTACCCACAGACCCGTTGCACGCAGCTACAAAATCATACGTAGACAGATTTATTAATGCTACTACAGGCGGAACGATTCTGGGCCCATTAGTTGCCAGCGGTGTTGCTGCAAGTTATACTGCACAAAACGGTGCAGTTATTAATATCAATGGCGGTAGTTTAAATCTTACAAACGGTACTACACTTACAACTGACGGTACTTCTACACTGGGTAATACTCGTGTATCGGGTAATTTAGATGTTGATGGTGATCTTAATGTTGATGGTGGTGATTTAACCGTTTCGGGAACTACTTTCAATCTTGCAAATACCACAGTTACTACAGTTAATTTGGCTGGTGCTGCTACCGCAGTTAATGTTGGTGCCGCGACTGGTACAACTACTGTTAAGAATAACTTAACTGTTGACGGTGATGTGCAAGTTAAAGGTGGTGATCTTACTACCAACCAAACAACTTTTAACTTATTAAATAATACAGCTACTACAGTAAATATTGCTGGAGCCGCAACTACAGTTGAAATCGGTGCTGCAACTGGTACAACCAATATCAATAACAATGTTGTTATTGATGGAGTACTAGATGTTATCTCTGGTTCTACAGTTACAAATACAACTGTTGACCCTACTGGTTTTGATAATCAGCATCCTGACACACGTGGTGTGGTAGAATTTAGTGATAACGGTACGCGAGTTTACTCAATCGACAAAAACGGTGATGTTACTGTTCGCGAGAACAGTCAGTTTGCTACTGGCACAGCCTATCAAACTGCAGCAATAGCAAAAACTCTTGCCATTTATCCCGTAGCTGGACAAACAAAGTTTGTGTACTGGATTAGCGGAGTACGTTACGAGAAAACTACTTTAGTAACTAGTACCGCTTCAAATATCAATGGCTACAACTATTTCTACTTTAGTGGCGCATCATTAACAAATGGTACTACACGTAACGACGAAATTTTAACTACAAAAGCAAATGTTGCTGCTGTTCGTGGGACTAGCCAAAACAATCGCTCAATATCAGTAGAAGATCAACGACACGGCATTTCAATTGATGGAGCTACATTAGCTTATATCAAACGTGCCGAAGGCATTAAATTAGTAAGCGGTCATGGTGTTACACCAGGAACTGTTGGTACTGGTACATATACAAATACTAAAGCTGGCGAATTACGTGATGCAGATTTAACTATTACAAGTCCTGTAAAAACTGGTAACAAATTCTTAGTACGTGATGTTAATGACTGGAAACTAGCAGATAATAACGATAATTTATTAAGTTATAAATTAGGTGTTTTAAGTGGCGTAACAGTTACTTCTCAAGGTAGCGGTTATAGTGGACTATCAACTTCATTAAGTGTTCAAGGTGATGGTGAAGGTGCTACAGTAACTCCAGTTTTGGCAGGTGCTGCACTACAATCAATTACACTTAACAATGGTGGATATAACTACGCTAATAATTCTACTGTTACACTTATTGGTGATGGTAGTGGTGCTACCGCAACTATTGTTGTTCCGCCAGGTAAGAACGTTGCAAGCGCAGCTATTACAAATAATGGTTCACGCTATACTAGCGTTACCGGAGCAGTTGTTGGTGGTGGTGGTACAGGTGCTACAGTTGCTGTAACCCTTAACCTAGGTACTCCAATTGCTGCAGTTCATATGGACTCTTTGGGTAGTGGATATACAACTGCTACCGCTACAATTAACGGGGACGGTACCGGTGCTACAGCAACAGTAACAATTGTTGCTGGTGCAGTCACAGATATTAATTTAACCTCACCAGGTAGTGGATATACATATGCTACTGTAACAATTTCAGGTAACGGTACTGGTGCTGCTGCAACAGTACATACTCGTAAAAGTACAATTTTTGACTATCAAATTACCAATGTGGGTAGCGGATATACAAGCAATCCTACAGTAACTATTACTGGTGATGGACACGAAGCTACGGCAACTGCTCAAGTTACTGCTGGTGGCGTAACTGATATTGTAATTACAAATCAAGGTCACGGGTATACTTATGCTACTATGACCATTACTGGCGGTGGTGGTACAGGAGCAACAGCTAATGCAATTCTTAGTGGCTATCCATTAGGCTCTATAACTGTTACAAATCCAGGTAAAAATTATACTAGTCAACCAACTGTACAATTAACGGCTAACCAATACGCTATTGCAGGTTCTGCTTCGGTAACATTAGCTCAAGGTAACACTATCGATAGTATTACTTTAAATAATACTGGTACAAACTATACGTACGCGACAGTACAAGTTAATAGTTCTACAGCAGGCACAGGAGCTAACTTCACAGTTGCTGCTACACCAAGCGGTATTTTGGGAGTTACAGTTACTAATGGTGGACGTCACTATAGTTATGCAAATATTGTTGTAACTGATACTGGTGGGGCTACTGGATTTGCTTCAACTACAACACTGACTCCTGTTCCACAGTATAACAATTATGTTAATGTTAGCACAGGATACGACACAAACAATATTCCAGCTGGAAAATTTACTAATACTTACTTTATGGCAGTATCCAGTACTGATCGTGTTGTTAAGATTCCTAGTTCGTACTTATTTGATACAGTGCGCGAAGCTTTCCAGTATGCTGAAAAAGAAATAAAAGAATTACAAACATACGGAATACCTTATACTAATTATAAATTTTTAGGTGTGTCAGTTATTAATAGTTCAGGGGAACTACAATCTATACCTGATACAAATACTGGAACTGTCTTATACTATGATTTATTAAATAATAGTATTAATCAAGCTCCGCTAAATCCTAACGGTTCTAAAGTTGGTAGATCTATAACAACAGATGCAACTGGTAATGCAGCACAATGGTTAGGTGCTACCGAATCTTCAAAAGTTTACTATGTTGCACCTCACGGACGTGACGCAGTTACTAGCGGTAGTAATATGTCTACTCCGTTTGCAAGTATTAAATATGCTTGTCAGCGTGCTGAGGAAGGTTCTACAATTTTTGTTAAAACAGGTACTTACAGCGAGCAATTACCAATTACAGTTCCTGCTAATGTAGCTATTGTTGGGGACAATCAGCGTACAGTTATAGTTGAGCCAAAAACTGGTAATAGCGATGATGGTGTAACACCAAACAATCAGTCTTCAATGTTCTTGCTGAGCAATGGCTCAATTTTAAACAAGATGACTTTTAGGGGAATGACTGGCTGGGTTCCAGGTTCTACTCCTAGCGATATTACTACTTCTACAATCAAAGGCGTTGTGGTTCGACTCAATCCTGCGTCACCAATCACTCACAAATCTCCTTATGTCTTAGAATGTTCATTTATTGGTTCGGGTGCTATCGGTGCTTTAATTGATGGTACAGTACATACTACTGGTGCTAAAACAATGATTTTCCACGGCTATACTATTATCAATGATAATGGTGTTGGTTATTGGGTAAAAGATGAAGGTAAATCAGAAATTGTAAGTTGCTTTACATATTACAATTATTTTGGTTACATAGCAACTGGTGGTGGATTTATTCGTGCACTTAACGGTAACAATAGTTACGGTACTTGGGGTGCAGTGTCTCAAGGTTTTGGAGCTTCCGAAACAGCAGTAACTGGTCAGTTATTGGGTAAACAACTTAACTTTGTTTATACTGGTGGCACAATTAATGTAGGCGATACATGTACAAGCAGCGGTGGCGGTACCGGCATTGTTACAAATGTACAGTACAGTGCTAATAAAGTATACTTACGAGATACTTCAGGTACTTTTGCTTTTGGTAATGGTTTAACATTTACCAATGGTGGTACAGGTACTATCAGCGCAGGCGCACTAGAAGACCAAAAAGGTTTTGTTCTGGTAATGAAAGGCTTAACAGCTGCACCTAAACCTGGACAAAGTATTCAACTAACTGGCGATACCTATGCTTATGTGGTTCAAAGTGTAACAGGTACTTATGTTAATGCTAACAGTGAAATCACAGTTATCTTAGCGCAAGAAAAACCAAATGGTAGTGCTAGTGGTACAGCAGTTACTTTACGTAGTAAGTATTCGCAGATTCGTTTAACGGGTCACGACTTCTTGTCAATTGGTACTGGTGGTGTAACAACTACAAACTATCCAGGTACACCAACGCAAGCTGCTGCACAAGGTAATGAAACAAATGAGGTCTTCCCAGGACGCGTATACTATGTAAGTACAGACCAAGACGGTAACTTCCGAGTTGGTGAGTATTTCCGTATTGACCAAGCAACTGGACGTGCTACGCTGAATGCTAACGCGTTCGATCTGGCAGGTTTGACTAGCTTGAAACTGGGATCTATTGGAGCGCAGCTGGGCGAAACTATTAACGAGTTTTCTAGCGACGTTAGTATGAGTGGTAATTCAAATACTGCTGTTCCAACAGAGTATGCGGTTAAAACTTATGTAGATAATAACGACCAAGTATACCTAACTAGTACGATCGGTGTTGATAAATCATTACCGCCCAATAAGTTAGCATTTAGTATGGATACACTTACTATTTCTGGTACGGCAACGTATACTATACAAAACGGTGGATATCATACAATTATGAATCCTTCTGGATTTGCACTTTCAAAATAATAAGGATACTATTAAATGTCAAAACTTGTAGTAGATACAATTCAAAGACCAGGGGGAGCGACATTGTCGTTCCCCCTTGCTGACGGCACAGCAAATCAATTTTTAATAACAGATAACAACGGAAATTTAACATTTGGTAACACGTATACTTTTCCACTTACAGGAGCACCAATACTTGCGCAAGAAGGCAAAGGTATAGTTGGTAGTGTTTCAAGTTTTACTAATCGCGCAAATGGCTACAGCAGTACAGGCTGGAGTTCGACAGGCCCTAGCGGTGATGCTTATACTGCTTATAACAGCCATGCCGATCCCAACATTATACAGTTTGTTAATATGTGTTTGGGTGACGGAGTACCTCAAGGTACTACTGAATGGCAAATTGGTGATGATGAGCGCGGTAGCGGCTCTAGAGCTTTAATGTTTAGTAACGGTACTCGTTTAGGTTATAAACGCGACAGGTACATGAGGCAAAATGCTACGGGATACGGCGGACATACTTTTAGAATTATGCCTATTCGTAATACTACAAATGCAGATATAAGTGTTCCTTTTTATGCATATGCTAGTGATTACTACGAACAAGGCTATGAAGGAACTTGTTTATTTGTACTTAAACCTAATACTAGCACATACAGTACTGTAACTACAGTATCGGCTACTAGACTTGGATATAGTCAAACTAGTACTGATACAACCGGAGCAAGTCTTAGTGGTAGCACTACTGTTCCAGCTAATACTACTATTTTAGTATGCTTAGTTAATACTAATGCATATCAAACTACTTATAGATTTAAAGATACAAATTATTTTTATTACTTAAGTAATAGCTATACTTTTAGCAACCCAGGTATTGTTTGTGATATGCGTATGTTGTCATCACTGTATACCAGTAATTTTAACTTGCCGACCTCAGGAACCTGCAACGGCACAGGTATTTTAGCTCCACTTTGGACTAAAACTGCCACTAATTTTGGAGATAGATAAAATGTTTGTAAAATTCAATGAACAAAATATGGCATCAGAAGTTCAAGGACTGTTGCCACCCACTGAAAATCCAGCTGACTGGACTGTTTGCGATGACGCACTAATGTCAGCTCGTCGTATTATTAAAGACGGCGATACTGTACGTGCTGCAACTGATGCAGAATGTGATGCTGAATTAGCTACACTTCGTACTGCTGCAGCCGCAAATAAAATGCGCTGGGAACGAGATCAAATGTTAGCAATTTCTGATTCTTGGATGCTTGCAGATCGTTGGGCTAAATTTACAGCCGCTAAACAAGCTGAAATTACCACCTTCCGCGAAGCTTTACGTAATCTTCCAGCTCAACCAGGATTCCCACTAGAAGTTACAATTCCGCCTGCACCAGTAGTATAATAGGAATTAGCATATGTCAAAGATTATAGTAGACCAAATACAAAAACTAACAGTGCCTAGTAGTCCTAGCGTACTCACAGTTACTAATTCGGGTTCAGGCTCTTATACAATTAATACTCAATCCAACCCAACATTAACTCTGGTTAGAGGTTCTACTTATACCTTTAACATTAATGCAAACGGGCATCCATTTCATATACAAACAGTAAATAGTGCTTATAGCTCTAGTGATGTATATACTAGTGGAGTTACTAATCCAGGAGCGCAAACAGGAACTGTAACTTTTACAGTTCCTGGTGGTGCCCCAAATACTTTATATTATGTTTGTCAGTACCACGGAGCAATGCGTGGAACAATTAATATAATAGATAATACTGCAGCAGCTTTTAATATTCCTGCAACCGATGGAACTGCTGGTCAGTTCATGAAAACCGATGGTAGTAGAAATTTGGGTTGGGGCACTATGACAAACCCAAATCCTCCAACTCAACCAGGTTTACCTGTACAAGAAGGTAAAGGTATTATAGGTAGTATTGTAACACGCAGTGATCGTGAAAATACGTACTCAACTGGTGAATGGACTAGTGGCGGTGCTTGGACAACGTTTTATAACTATGCTATTGACGCAGATAATAGTGCTATTCAATTCTGGAACATGGTACTTGGAGATGGGCAAGCTAATAGAACTGATACAACCACTGAGTTTATGCCTGGCGGAGATTCAGAACATCAATTTGCAAGAACACTACAATTTGCAAATGGTAAGCGTTTAGGCTATGCTAGAGATTTCTTTCACTACGATAATGCCACAGGCACTCCTGGAGCAAGCTGGAGAGTTATGCCGATACGTAATACTACTAATGCTGCAATCACAGTTACTCTTAGTGGACGTGCTAGCGACTATTGGTCTAATGGGTATGAAGGTTCGTGTCTAGCAGTATTTGAACCTAATAGTACTACATATAGTACAGTAACAAGTGTTACAGGTACTAGGGTTGCATATACACAAAACGGTGCACAATCTAATAGTTTAAGTGGTACTTATAGTATACCGGCAGGTAAAACAGTACTAGTTTGTTTAGCAAGTACTGATCAGTATATGACCACATATAGGTTTAGAGACACAAACTATTTTAACGAATTAAATACAACTTTTAGCAATCCAGGTATTATTTGTGATATGCGTATGTTGTTTAACTTGCACAATAGTAGATTTACCGATTTAAATTATACAGGTAGTTTTACCCCACAAATTTCAGCTATTTGGAAACAATGTGCAGTTAACTATGGAGACAGATAAATGTCAAGAATTTTTACTGATCAAATACAAAAACCTAGTGGAACTGCATTTACGTTGCCAGTAAGTAACGCAGCTTCGGGAAAGTTTGTTCAAACTGACGGACAAGGAAACTTGTCCTTTGAAAATCCTACAGTTTTTCAACCTGCAGAAAGCTGGCTTGTTGCTCCAGAAAGTAGTTATAATGTTGGCACAGTATCTTCGCATACTGATCGTAGCAACATTTACTCAACAGGTGAGTGGGGCGGCAGTAGTAGTTGGACTACGTACACAAACTATCAAATACATACCGACAATAGTGCTATCCAATTTTGGAATATGCTATTAGGTGATGGTCAAAGTAATCAAAATGTTACCAGCGAGTACATGCAGGGTGGAGATTCAGAAGATGAATTGCCTCGTAGAGTACAGTTTGCTAGCGGTAATCGCGTAGGGTATATGCGAGATGTTATGCACTGGGATAATGTTCAAGGTAATCCTGGACATACTCTTAGAGTCTTACCAATTCGCAATACTAATAGTGGAAGTGTTTCAGTAAACATAACAGGATATGTATCTAACTATTGGAGTAGTGGAAATGAAGGCGGAGTATTAGCATCGTTTGTTCCCAATGCTGGTAAATATAGTGCTGTAACTACTGTAACTGGCACAAGTATGGCAAATGTAACAAGCAGCAATAATACTATGTATAAAGAATTAACAGGAAGCGTAACTATTCCTGCTAATACAACTGCTTTAATAGCATTAACCAGTACTGATTGTTATCAAACTACATATAGATTTAAAGATACAAACTACTTTAGTAAATTAAATGAAACTTTTACTGGATCAAATGGAGTTATTTGCGATATGCGTATGCTATCACATTTAGTTCGTGGAAGACCAATATTAACGTATGCAGGCGGTTTTGCTAGTCTATTACCACAATTATGGACAACTTGCGCTACGCAATGGGGAGATAGATAATGAGTGCAAATATAATTGAAAACTTAACAGTAAGTGAAGTAAAGGAAACGATGAGTACTCCTTTATATCAAACAAGTACTTTTTCACTAACAGATGCAGGTACTTTTTATGTAGCAAGTAACCCTGGCACAACTATAAATTTAACTAATGTTAACTTAGCTAACAATGGGGTAGTTACAGTAACTTTTATATCGCCTAATGGTAGTATGCAAATACCAACTACATTAACAATAAACGGTACTGCAGCAAGTGTTAAATGGCAGAGTGGCACTACTCCTAGTCAAAGCAGTAACCAAATACAGTTAATAGTATACTCTATAATTACTGTTAACAGTGCTGTAGCGCATGTAATTGGTGCAAAATCAAACTATAATTAAGGTATAACATGACATTTCTAAATAGAGTTTCTTCTCAGGTTATACTAGCTCCCCCTACAGGCGGTGCAACCGGCCCTGCTTATGTAGCACCTCCAGGACAAGCCCTATTTGGCACCAATGTAGGTGCGGGTACTTTTACCTGGACTGTGCCCAAAGGTGTTACAACCATCAGTGCTGTAGCTATTGGTGGTGGTGGAGGTGGCCCCTATATCTGGGCATATCCAGGAGGATGTGGTGGTGGATTAGGTTGGAGAAATAATATTCAAGTTCAACCTGGCGGAAGTGTAACCGTAGTAGTAGGTGCTGGAGGTGGACACTGGAGTTTTGGTGCTAGCAACGGTGGCGAAAGCTACGTAGTTAATACTAGCGTTGTGCGAGCCGGTGGTGGTGCAGCAGGCGACAACGGTTTTGCACAATATGGTACTTATACTGGTGATGGCGGAGGCAATGGCGGAACTACTGGTTTCTTTGCATCTCCGGGCGGCGGGGCCGGTGGATACACTGGTGCTGGTGGCAACGGAGGTAGTCCAAGTTTTGGTTTTGGTGGTGGCGGAGGTTGTTTTTATAGCAGCTTTGCCGGAAGCGGAAGCGGTGGCGGAACTGGTTTACGAGGCACTCAAGTTCCACCAGACGGGTTTGGCTCAGCCACTGTTTACTTTTACAGCCCCTATAGTGGTTATACTAGTTATACTGGTTTTGGTAATGGTGGCGGTGGCGGTGCTGGCGGCGGAGTAAGTGGTCAACTAGGTCAAAGTCCTTGGACTAGTTTTGGTCCTAACGGTCAATATACTGTAGGCGGCAACTATGGTGGTGGTGCGGGAGGTAGCGGTACCCACGGATTTAATGGATATACTGGTGGGAATGGTGCTCAGGGTGGTTGTCGTATTATTTGGGGTAAAGGCAGAGAGTTTCCTGGTACTTTAACGGATGATATTAGTTAATTAAATAAAACATGAAATTATATATTAAATTAGACGGAAGTGGTGGTGTTATAAATCATCCAATGCAATTTGATTCTGCGCAAGTAAGCGTAAGCTTTGTTCTAAACAAAGAAGCTGAGCTGGTAACTGAAGAAGAAATATTAGCAAATTATTTTGCAATTTTTGAAAATCCTGTACTTGATATTGCTGAAGAAGTTATTGGGGATAATGGATATAAACAGTTACCCAACGGTAATTGGACTAAAGATTATATCTTAAAACAACTAACTCAACAAGAAAAAGTTGATAAATGGGTTCGCGGTTTACGTGACCATAGGTTATATATTAGCGACTGGTCACAGCTAGTAGATAATGAGCTTACTGAAGCAGAACGCACAAAATGGACAGAGTATCGGCACTATTTAAGAAAAATGCCAGAAATCTATGCAGATGTCAATCATCCCGAGGAAGTAGTATGGCCCGAACCTCCATTACGAAAACCACTACCCAAAGTCTAAAATGACTACATTAAAAGACTTAACTCATGAAATTCATGAACAAGCAGAGTCTCACCCATTTACTAAACTAGTTTTATCAAAAAATATCTCTAATCAAGTATATGGGGACTTTCTATATAATCAACACGCAGTATACCATACACTGGAAACAGTGGCTGGTGTGCGCGGATTATTAATAGACTTGCCAGGATTATGTAGAACAGATTTAATCAGACAAGATTTAGATGATTTAAACATAACAACAGTTAAACTATATGCTAGTACCCACAAGTATACACACTATGTGGCTTGTAACTTAACCGATCATCAACTATTAGCCCACTTATATGTCCGACACATGGGCGATATGTACGGTGGTCAAATGATTAAAAAGTGTGTTCCTGGTCGCGGTCGTATGTATGATTTTGAAAATCGTTCTGATTTAATAGCAGCACTACGCAGCAAACTAGATACATCAATGGCTTCAGAAGCTATCCATTGTTTTGGTTATGCTATACAATTATTCACAGAGTTAGCTAATGAGCACAATATTCAGTAAACTAAAAGCTCATGCACAAGAGTTGGAATCAATTCTTGCTGCACGAGCTTTTCCTTTGCCAACAGAGTATGACTCTGGATGGTATACAAAGAATTTTTCAAGCGCTTGGATTCGACGCGGTAACTTAGATGTTATAGACGTAAGCGAATCCAAAAAGCTTTATATGATGCACTTGTGTATATTCCCGCACGTTTACGATGCAGCCCCAATTTACGGCTTCGACATTGTAGCAGGAACAAACAAAATCACAGGAGCATTTTTAGATTTTTCACCTACAGGCGACCCTGAGCATCCTATGTGCAAATGGTTTCAAGAGTTTGTAGAGCCAACCTCGTGGGCAAAACCCCGAGAATTGCCAGAGTGGGCAAGAAATATATTTTCAAACCGCATGGTTGCTGCTGGAAATATTAATACTGATTTTGAACTAAGTGTAATCTTAGAGATTTCAAAGAAGTCTTTGCTGTATTATTTGGACAACATAAAAAAATATCGTCCAGCGTTAAAATACGAAGATATGGTAGCACAGAATAATTTTACCAAAAAACAAAATTATTACTGTCAGCAACAAAAATGTAATCCACATACTCCCAGAGTATTGAAAACACTAGGATTTGAAGATGATCAAGTACATGAGTACATACATAAAGAACTATTTCCTGAAGTATGAGCAAGAGTGGATAGAATATTGGGCATATTACGGGGGACTTAAATAATGTGGATTTTACAATTTTTACCAAACTGGATATTTTACGTATTATGTTTTGCAGGCGTAGCGGCATTTTTAATTACTAAATTTGTTAAAATATTACCTAATGCACAACTAATTCAAGCTGCAAGCGTTGCAGTAGTTTTGTTTAGCATTTATATGATAGGTGCTATATCAAACAATGATGCGTGGTTAGCCCGTGTTAAAGAAATGGAAGCAAAAGTAGCTGAAGCAGAAGCCAAATCGGCTACAGCAAACACTGATATTGTAGAAAAGACTGTTATAAAAACTCAAGTTATCAAAGAACGTGGTCAAGACATAGTAAAGTATGTAGATCGTGAAGTTGTTAAATATGATACAACTTGTATAGTTCCCAAAGAGTTTGTAGCAGCACATAATAAAGCAGCAGAGGCACCAAAGAAATGAAATTATTAGCTATTGCACTAGTTTTATTACTAAGTGCTTGTTCCACAACTGTACCAGTTACAGCAAAATTTCCAGCAGCTCCAGGTACATTAGTACAAGAGCCATGCCCTGACCTTAAAAAACTTGCGGACGATGTTAAACTATCGGATGTAGCAAAAACTGTAACAGTTAACTATTCGGAATACTATATGTGTGCTGTTAAGCTAGAAGCATGGCAACGTTGGTATCGTGAACAGAAAACCATTTATGAAAGTTTGAAATAATGGAACTAACCCTCGATCAACTAAAACAAATTGTTGAAAAGAATCCTTATATAGAATACTGGCACAAAGCATTAGTTCAGTTATTGCCAGAATATGAAATTAATACTCCGCAACGTATGGCTGCTTTTTTAGCACAATGCGCACACGAGTCAGGCGGGTTCAAAGCAATCAAAGAGAATTTAAACTATCGTGCAGTTACCCTACGTAAGATTTTTGGAAAATACTTTCCAACAGACGAGATGGCGGCACAGTATGCAAACAAACCCGAAGCAATTGCCAATTTAGTTTATGCTAATCGTATGGGCAACGGAGGTCCAGAAACAGGAGACGGATATCGTTACTGTGGTCGTGGCCTTATTCAACTCACTGGCAAAGACAACTACTTTTGGTTTGCAGCCAGCTTACAAATCACACCTGAAGAAGCTTCACAGTACATGGAAACTTTTGAAGGGGCGGCCCAATCAGCATGCTGGTTCTGGGAAACTAACAACTTAAATCAGTGGGCGGATAAAGACGATATCCTAACACTAACTAAACGTATCAACGGCGGTACTATCGGATTAGAAGATCGTAAAAAACATTATGAACATGCCAAGCATGTATTAGGAGCGTAATATGGTTAAAAAGGTTTTAGCAGGCTTATTAGTCTTTGCAATAAGTAGTGTGGGTGCTCAAACCCTAATTAATCAAGGAACATACGATTCCAAAACACTAGTAGATACAAACTCTACTAGTGTTAGTACCAGTACAGTTAACTCAAATTCAAATACTACTAGTAATAGCAATAGTACTAGTACATCAACAGTTAATTCTGCTAGTACTAATACTAACAACAATAATAATGTAAGTACTAGTACCAGTGTAAATACAAACAACAATGTTCAGAGTGGAACTGTTACCAACAATAACAACAATGTTATGTCGGGAACAGTTACTTACAACAATAATAATGTTAACTCAGGAACTATGACTTACAATAATAACAATGTAAGTACATCAACAAATATCAACAAAAATGAAAATACTGGCACAATGACTTACAACAATAATAATGTCAATAACAGTACTTCAACTGCCACAAATAACAATATTAACACTGGAGACATGACTAATCGTAATATTAATACGTCAACGTCCACCAGTACCAATAATAATATTCAGTCAGGATCAATGACTAATATTAATCAGAATACCTCAACTGCGATGTCAACAAACACCAATGTTAATCAAAACACAAACGCCAACACTAATATCAATCAGAATATTAACTCAGGCGAAGTAACCAATCGTAATATCAATGAGTCTACGATTACGCAAAAAGTTATTCAACCTCCTCCAACAGCAGTCGCGCCCACAATGATGAGTGGCGGAAATGCTGATTTATGCTCCACAGGCTCGTCAGGCTCAATCCAAACACAGATCTTTGGTGTTAGTGGTGGCGGAACTACTCGTGATTTAAACTGCGAGCGACTCAAACTATCAAAAACACTGTTTGACATGGGCATGAAAGTTGCAGCAGTTGCTACAATGTGTCAAGATCGTCGTGTGTTTGATGCCATGTTAGCCGCTGGCACACCTTGTCCTTATGAAGGCAAAATTGGTGAACAGGCTCGTGGCATGGGAAGTAAATGCAGACAAGATGCCTAAATTAGAAGCAAAGGAATACGTTGATGACACTACTAAGAAAATTGGCATTGGTGCTTTGCTTGGCGTGCTCATGCATAACGCTTTCAAGTAATGCTCAAGTAGATACTACAGGTAATGTTGTAAACAATACCCAATGGAATAACGCAGTATATCAGAATAGCTTAACTTGTTGGGCATATGGTGACCCTGGTTACTGCGGGCCAAACCCTATTGTTAGACCTGGCGGTAATATAAACTTTAGTTACGGTACTGCAGAC